GGTGGTTTAATTTTTATCTTTGCTAGCCCAGGCGTACGCAAAGATAATAAATTTTAAACTAAAAGTTTAACCAACGCACACTATTTTTAAAAAAAAGTTTTTTTGTTTGAAAATCGAACAATTTTTCGTAACTTTGTAAGGTATGGCAGCAAAAAAATGGCTGGCGGCCCTAGTGGGTGCAGCAGCAGTTTACTGGGTTTACAGCAAGTATCGCTTTTCTCAGGGCGTTAGCTTTGTAATTTCTAGGGTTGGCCTGGGTGGATCATTTTTAGATCCACAAATCAATATCGAGGTAACAATTTACAACCCAACAGCATTTAGAACAGAATTAAGCAATTTAAGGGCGCAGCTATATTTAGCAAGCGGTTTAAAAGTGGCTGATGTGTATTACAACAATAGAACGGTAATTTTAGCCAATAGCCAGGCAGTTTTGCCGCTGGTGGCTGTAACTACCTTAGAAGGTGCAATAACTTCAATTCGTGAACTTATTAGGAGTAAAAAAGCAGATTTTCGCCTGGCTGGTACGGCCCAGGTGGACGGCGTTTTATTACCTTTTGACATAAAATACTCTTTTAATGGTTTCTAGAAGCGCAGTTTTAGAAAAGCTGGCGCCTTTTAATAACTTTAAAAAGGTAGTTAGTACGGATCAAACAGTTACCGACATAATCGACGGTATTGTTAGCACACACTATCAATATCAGGACGAATACGACAAAATAAGCCAATATTTTGTTGGTGAAAGTGAACTTGAAACGGCGCGAAATATTTTTAACTTTTTAAAGTCAAACGTACCTTATTACATTGAAAGTAATAACAACCAGACGTTAAGAAGCCCTAGCGCAATAGTTGCGCTACCAGGTGATTGTAAAAGTTACGCGCTGTTTGCAAATGGAGTGCTGGATAGTTTAAACAGAAAGGGTATTTTACAAGTACCCCTAGCGTTTAGATTTGCGGGATATAAAAATAATACCAGGGAGCCGCAGCACGTTTTCGCTGTTATGTACCCAGGAACAAAAAAGGAAATCTGGATCGATCCAGTATTACCTAGATTTAACGAAAAAAGACAACCTAGTTTTTTTAAAGATAAAAAAATAAAAATGGCACTAATTGCTTTAAGCGGCGTCGGTTATACATCAAGCGACAAACGCGCAGAAATGGAAGCGTATAGGGATAAACTGGTAAACGATCGCGATAGGCTTTTACAAGCTGGCGTAATTACCCCAGGATCTAGTAAAGAGTTGCAATATAAAGTTGCAATTAACAAAGTAACTAATGCGCTTCAAGATTTACCAAGCGTTAACGGTATTGGTGAATTTGACTGGCAAAATGCGTTTAGTAGTTTAGTAACAGCGGCGCCAGATATTATTAGGGCTTCGCGTCCTGGTGGGCAAGATCAATTTCAACAATTTGATCAAGGCTTACCAAGTTTGCGTCCTGGACAACCAGAACAAAGACAGGGTATTAACACCAACACAATTTTGTTAATAGGTGGTGCGGCACTAGCAGCGTTTTTAATCTTTAAGAAAAAGTAATGTATTACGGTAATCAAAATAAAATTGGAGTAGTACCTATTGCGGCTGTTGTTACAACGGCTGTAAAAGTATTACCTGGTTTGATCCCTTTTTTTAGAGGCGCTTTTCAAAGCCCAGCTGGCGACGCCAGGGCTGTAATTAATGCAGTTAAGCAACAAATTACAAGCCAGGACGCCAGGACTAGATTAGGCACTGTAATAGCTGGAAGCCAGCAAAATTTTAGGGCCGCTGATGTGGACGTAAACGAAATGTTATTTTGGTATAGACAAAACTATCCAAATGATTATATGGAATTATTGCCAGAGGATAAACTTTACTGGAATAGTTACCTAGATAATTACAGACAAAGATTTTTAATGCAAAGGCCTGATTTGCAAAATAATTTTTTAAACAGATCTTATTTTACAAAGGAGCAAATTAACTATAAACCAGAAACACCAGGAACGCAAAAGGCTGGATTGAATATGTGGGTTACACTAGGAATTGTGGGCGCTGGTATTTTCGCACTATCAAAAATGAAAAAATAATGACCGCAGCACAAAAAGCAGCAAAGGCAAATTTTAAAAAAGCCATTGAGTACAGAAAAAAAACTGGCGTTTCTTTAAAAGAAGCGTTTGCGCACGTTTACGGTAAAAAAGTAGGCGCGGCCCCTAAAAAGAAAGCAGCAAAGAAGGCAGCACCTAAAAAGGCGGCTAAAAAGGTTGTAAAGAAGGAAGCACCTAAAAAAGCAGCAAAGAAAAAGCATACAAAATACGGAGTTGTTAAAAAGCACGTTCGTAGAGTAGCTGGAATGAAAAAGCCTGAAAGCGTACACAAAGACACTAAGAGCCACAATGTTAATATCCGAGTTGTTTCAGGTTTTGAAAAAATTAGCTTTACCAGGATCAATAATGATAGTAATGGTAACCCTAGATATGTAGTGCATTTTTTAAATTTCTTAAATGACGAGGAAAGATCATTTTTACCTTTTGCAAAGAAATATGAATATGCACTAAAAAAAGCAAAAATGTTAGGTGGTAAAAAATACGATAACAAACAGTATGGTGGTGGAGTTGTATTTCAATCATATAACACAATGGATCTAGAAAAGAAAATAAATGATTTGAGGGATAAAACTCCAAAAATTAAGTATTAAAATGTACAAAATTTCTCTTTATACTAAAAGAAAGGCAAAAGCGTTAAATGTTATTGTTTTACCTAGTGAAAAGAAAAATAAAAAAATAGATGTGTATGATGTTTACGGCAATTTGTTAGCCAGTGTGGGTGATCCAAATTACTTAGATTATCCCAGCTTTTTAAGATATTGCGGTAAAAAGATAGCAGACGAAAAAAGAAAACTATATAAAATAAGGCACCAGAAAGATAGAATGGTAAAAGGATCCCCAGGATATTACGCCGATCAATTACTCTGGTAAATTAAATACTTCACAACAATTTAAAAATTAAAAAAAATGCGTAGAAGAAAAGCAGCAAAAAAGTCAAGCAGACGTCGCAGAATGTCTGGAATTGGCAAAGTAGGCGGCGCAGCGTCATCTGTACTTTATACAGTAGCAGGAGCAGCAGCAGCCCAATTAGTTGGTAAATTTTTACCAGCAGCAACAAACGATAAGATCAAAGCAGCAGTACCAGTTGCAGTAGGTCTTTTCTTACCAAAATTTGTAAAAGGAGCAGCTGGCCAGGGCCTAGCAGCTGGTATGATCGCCGTGGGTGGTCTTAAACTTGTACAATCTTTTGGAGTGTTAAACGGTATCGGTGCGCTTGCTAGTGATGTAAATTACAAGTTACCAGCAGTTGCAGCGTACTACAACCGCGAGGGATTAGTTGACAAAAGCTATATGACGCCGTCAATAGCTGGCCTGGACGAAGAAGGCTGTTAATTATTTTCTTTTCACCTTTATTAAAAAAATAAAACTTATAGCAAATGGCAACTCAAATGGGAAGCAGAATGGTTTTCGAAAATGCGAAAACCCTAGTGCGCAGTTTAGGTTACAGTGTTGAACACGCTAAATTGACGCAATCATATTTACGCAGTGAAGTAGCTTTAAGCACTTCTATTGCAAACTATCATATTCCAGTACTTGTAAACGACACTCAAAACGGTGCAAGCCGCGTAAACGAGAAGCGTTTAAACCTACAAGATATTTTCATCACTACCGAGATCGCAGTATTAATTGGAGTAGGAGCAGCAACAAGCACAAAAGCGCCGCTTTACACATATCCAAATGGTGTAATTTTCACTTCTGCAACTGATGATGATCTTTGGAGTATTTACAACGGTTATTTAAACCTAACAATCAACAATGAACAAGTATTACCAGCGTGGGACGTTTTACGCCACTACTTTGTGCCACAAACACAAGGCGGCGTAGGTATTACTGCACAAACAGTTTTCCCAGTGGATCAATGGAGTGCAAGTCAAGACGCGTTCTACCCAGTTGAGCCAGGTATCGTAATGAACGGTGCGGCAAACATCAATTTCCAGTTAACTGCAAATGGTGCGCCAGCTTCTGTTTTAGCTAATAGCTTTATCGCTGTTATCCAACGCGGTATCTTATGTCAAAACGTTACTACTGTTAAATAGTATTGACAATATGTGCCTGGCGGGCCTTAATCGCCGCCGCCGACGGTCGGACATTACCGTCAACTTTTTTAATTATTTAATTTTGAAATATGCGTATCAAACGTTTTGAAGCAGTTGAAATTAACGTGCCTAGTGGATCTACACTAACGCGCTTTTATTTCCCTGACTTACCACAATTAAGAAACGCAAAGATCGAGGCAATACAAGTTTATGCCGCTGGATCAATTACAGCAACGCCGCTTACTGGATCTACACCAGTTGCGCTAGCTGATTTGAAAAAGTCAAGTTTAACTTTGTACCAGGGTGATTTACAGTTAATTTACAATATCCCATTGGTTGCACTACAAAACATTAGCGACAGCGCTACTCCTTTTGTATTTGAATTACCAGGAATGAACGATATTGATATTAGCTGGACAAAATCATTTGTATCTTTGCCAACAGCACTAGGCACCACAAACGTGGCGTATAGTTTTGGCGTTTATTACTACTTGTAAAATTTTTATGTTATGGCAGCTTTTAGGCCCGAAATATTTACTATTGATGAAGTCATAAATTTTTATGACGCAGCAGAAGGAAGCGAATATAGAATATTTGCTGGCGTCAACCCGACGCCGCAATATTTGCGCTATAATTTTGTAGGCGAGAAAGAAATAGGACGCCAGGAATTATTAAATGCGCTTACACAGTTGCGCAATAACATAGAAAATTACAACCCGTATTTAATACAAGTTATTAGCGAAGGAAGTACTGGAAGGGGCAAGAAAAAAGAAAGTCCTGTTCTTACCAGTATTTCTTTTCAGCTAAATAGGCCACAGCAACTTATGCCAATGCAGTCAATGTCTGGTATAGGTAGCCCTAGGACAGAAATGTTACTAGAAAAGCTAGTTGAACAAAACCAAATGTTAGCTAGTAGAATAGCAGCTATTGAGGCAATGGACGAACTGGAAGAAGAAGAAGAAGAAGCACCAAAAAGCCCAATCGATCAAATGTTAAGCAGTCCGCAAGTTCAGGAAGCATTGATCGCTGGCGTAATGTCTTTAATGTCTGGACTAATGACAAAAGGCGGCGCACCAACAGCAATAGCGGGAATAGACGACGAAGCAGAAGCAGTAGAAATTTTAAGATCATTAATGAGTAAAGGCGTTACAATAGATCATTTGAGAAAATTGAATGAAATGAGCAGCGCGAAATTAAGCTCACTATTATTTATGTTGTAATGGCCAGAAGTAATTTTTTAAAAGACAATAGCAGCCTAATTATTGGCCTAGTAGTGGTTTACTTTGGATATAACAAAGTGATCAAACCAATACTGGAAAGCGTAGGGCTGCAAAAAAGTAGCGAGGAGTTAGAAATTGAGAAGCAGACAAGCAACCCAGGCAGCGCTTGGAACCCAAACTATTGGCGTAAAGGTGGCGCGACTATTTTAAGAACCGCCGACGTTAATAGATTTATTGAAAAGATCTGGAACGCACCAGGATATTTTAGCGACGATTTCGACGCGGTTTTAGGCGTATTTAAGCAGCTTAAAACAAAAAGCCAGGTAAGTTACCTAGCGGATAAATTTAACCAGGCAAAAGGGAAAGATTTGTTAAGCTGGTTACAGGGTGGCGGGGCTTTATCGTGGCCCGCGGATCGTTTTAGTGCGGAACAAGTTAACCAGTTAATTAAATATGTTAACGGTTTAAAAAACTATTAAAATGAAAGATAAGGGCAGTTTATTGATATTACTTTTATTAGGTAGCGTAATTGTTTACGCAGCTACTAAAAAGAAAACTAGAAGGGGATCTATTGAAATTGGCCCACTGGATCCAGGTGAATTTATTACGGATCCAGCAGATTTATTAACCGACGAAGAAAAATCAATGTTTGAAATATGAAAAATAAAAACTTAATATTATTGCTTGCAGCGGGCGCAGCTTATTGGTATTTTTTTATGTATAAGAAAAAAGAATCCATAAAAATTGAGCAGCCAGGTTTTACAGATCAACCAGGTACAAGCGCACCAGCCGCAATGTTGCAACCAGCAATACAAACAGAAAGTTTATCAATTACTGATCAAATAATTGAATTTAGTGAGCCAGCTAGGGTATTACCTTACAAAGAGGATAACGCTTACCAAAATTATTATGTTCAGCAAATAAGTGGAGTTAAAAAAATGGGCGTACCGTTCACAATTTAATTTTCTTTTCACCTTTAATTAAAAAAAATGGCCGATTACAAAGTAACAGCGGAACTAATAAAATACGACGTAAACTTTACAACTTATGATGTAAGCGGTTACGTTACCAGCGATTGCAATAGTATTTTATTTATCAATTACGGATCTAATGCCGTACAGATTGAAAACGTAACATTGCAACAAAATCAAAGTTTACAAATTGAGGGCAACGCTGGTGAATATACAACGCGCCGTTTTTTTGCAAATTTTATCAATTCAGGTGGGTTTAATAACCTAGTAACTGTTAAGAAAAACTACATACAATAATGCCAGCAATAGATTTATCAATATTAAACCAAAGACAAACGCCAGCGTTTTACGCCGACACGTTAGCCAATAGGCCCGCAGCTGGTTTTATTGGTCGTATCTTTGTGAGTACAAATACATTTGCGTTTTTTCGCGATAACGGTACTGGCTGGGATCTAATAGGTGGCCCAGGTACTGGAACAGTAACTGGATCTGGTGCAGCGGGCCAGGTATCTTTTTGGAACGGTGCCAATACAATCACTGGATCAAACGATTTATTTTGGGATAGTGTAAATGGTCATTTGGGTATTGGTACAAATGTACCTGGTACCGCTTTACAAATTGATCACGATCAAAATCAATTTATAAGATTAAACCAAACAACAGCCACAAACGATACTAAAATTGCATTTCAAAATAGCGGTGTTGCATTGTGGCGAATTGGTAATTCATACAACGCTGGTGCAAATGATTTTGGAATTTATGATGTAGTTGGTGCAATACAGCCAGTAACAGTTAAAAAGACAACAGGGCAGGTATTAATTGGCACGTCAACTGTTGGATCTGGTAAATTAGTTGTGGCAAGTGCAACTGGCGACAATGGAATACAGATAGTTGGTGCAACAGCGCCTTCTTTGCGTATTGATAACGCGGAAAGCGGCCCAACAAAGCGCGCTGGTTTTGGTATTTCAACGGCTACAAACAATTTTATCCAGGGTAGCGCGGATCGTGACTTTTGTATGTTTAACGGATCCACAACGCCAAGCCCAATTTTATTTGGTATTTATGGTACTACTAATGTACAAGAAGCAGCAAGAATAAGCGCAGCACGAAACTTTTTAATTGGAACGACAACAGATGGCGGGCAAAAATTACAAGTTAACGGAAGGGGATATATAAACGATACTTTAATATTAGACGGTACAAATACTGGTCAATATTTAAATTTTTACAATAGTGGAGTAGATAGGGCGCACATATATTGGCATGAAAGTATAAATTATTTATCAATAGGTACTTATGTTGCTGGTGGTGCAATACAATTTGAAGTAGGAAACAATGTTGATGCAATGTTTTTAAATTCTTCAGGAAATTTAGGATTAGGAGTACAACCAAGTGCATGGGGAGCTTTTAAACCTTCTTTACAAGTTGGTACTGCAAGTTTAGCTCAAATTGCTAATCGTGCCTATTTAACTGCAAATGGTTATTTTAATGGTACGAATTGGACTTATATAGCTAATGATTTTGCATCACAATATTTTCAACAAAACAGTGAACATATTTGGAATACTGCAGCAAGTGGAACGGGAGGTAACGCTATATCTTTTAATCAAGCAATGACGTTAAATGCTTCAGGCAATTTAGGATTAGGAGTTACACCGAGTGCGTGGAGTACTTATAAAGCATTTGAACTACCTAATGTCGGGTTTATAGCTTCTGCTGGAGAGTATATACAAATGATTGCTAATGGGGTTTATAATGGTACTAATTATACCTATAAAACATCTAATGTAGCCACAATGTACGCACAAGCAGTTGGTCAACATCAATGGTTTTCTGCTCCTTCAGGAACGGCAGGTAATACTTTTACCTTTACCCAACCAATGACATTAGCTGCTACTGGAAACCTACTAATCGGCACAACAACAGACAACGGAAATAAGCTACAAGTAAATGGAGTAATATATTCTACAAATAGTGGAAATAATTATCAAGGTATTTATGCTGATGGAACAAATGACGCTGGATTACTTTTAGGAAACGGAAGTACTGCTAAATTGTATATATATAAAGGTAATGATGATAGATTTGAAATATTTTCAGTCGGAAGAACTGGAAGTGCTGGTGCAGTTATGACAATAAATTATACTGGTACACAAATTGAATTTATAACGGGTGCAATTAAAACGGTTGCTCCAAGTGGTGGAAGCGCACAATTTTGGAAACTTGGTAATTATACTGCTGGTGTAGCAGTACAAGCGGGAAAAGTAAGAGTAGAAATTAACGGAGTAGCTTACGATTTATTAACGGCATAAATAAAATAATATGAAACAAATACAACCTATTTCACTTTGGGTAAACGGCCAACAAAAAACCGCAACCCTTTTTAACTTAATTATCATTAATGACAATTTATTAAACAGCGCGACGTTTTACTGGCAGTTATTAGACGCGGACGCAGTTAAATTAGCAGACGGTAATTTAACAATCGGGGAGCCTGATTATGACGTGTGGGGATCAAGCGCAGACATTAACCTGGCAGCGTACCAGTGGGCCGCAAGTCAATTAAATATCACACTAGCTTAATTAATCTTTAAAATACAAAACCAATGGAAACCAAACAAGCACTTGCAATTTTAAAACAAATTTTAGACGCAGCTAGCAAAAGCGGTTTATTTGAAAACTTAACGGCAGCAATGACAGCGGCCGACGCTTACAATGCGGTAGCGCGTGAAATATTAAAAGAGGAAAATGGCGACGGATCTGTTATTTAGTATTTGCATTTTTATTGCCGCTGGTGGCGGGTTTTATTTTACAACCAAAAATAGGTTGGATAAAATTGAACGTGATCTTGCCAGACACAACAATACCAATACTGAAATATTGGATAGGCTGGCGCGCATTGAAACAAAACTTGATTTTTTTACGAGTAAATAAAACAATATGTTTAAAAACTGGAAAACATCACTATTCGGACTAGGTGCCGTAATTACTGGGGTTGCAACAGTATTAAAAGGCGACGTGGCAACTGGTATTACAGCCATATTAAGCGGCCTGGGTTTATTTGCAGCAAAAGACAGCGACATTAATTTAAATAACCGTCCATAATGACTAGCCAAACCAAAAAAATATTGGTGGTTACTGTTGTGGCGTTAATCTTATTAAGTAGTACAATGGCAGTAGGAGCAAAGGCCGAGGAATTGATAAAAAGATTTGAGGCCGACGACATCAATAAGTATTTGAGGGCCTACCTGGATCCAGTTGGAATTCCAACACTGGGGTATGGAAGCACCTATAATTACGACGCAAAGCGTAAAGTACAATTAGGTGATAGTATCACCCAGGAAAAGGCTGTTGAATGGTTAAGAAAGGAAACAAAGTCAATAGTGCCAAAGATCAAAGCACTGGTTAAGGTGCCTATTAATCAAAACCAGTTAGATAGTTTAACCAGTTTTGTGTATAACGTAGGTATCGGCGCATTTCAATCTAGCACGCTATTAAGGTTACTTAATAGCGGCGCACCAAAGGAAGAAGTGGCGGCCCAGTTTGATCGCTGGAATAAAGGTACTGTAAGAGGCGAAAAGGTAGTTTTACCTGGCCTAGTTAGACGTAGAAAAGAAGAAAAAGCGCTATTTTTAGCATAAGAAGCAAGTTGGTTAGATAAATTTCAATGGTCTAGTACAAAAAGAAAGCCTGGTGTGTCTACACTGGGCTTTTTTATGCCCCTACAAAAATAAATTTGGTAGTTTAATCGTTTTTACTATAATTTTACCAAAGACAAACAAAAACCCTAATATATGCAACTTAAAACCGACAGTAAGATCCTGGGCGAAATAGCCAGCTTACAACACAAAATTTTGCGCCTAGAAGCATTACGCGCACTATCACCGTACGAACAATGTACATTTTTTTTCTATTCTAGTTCTGGTAAGTTTTTATCGTTAAATGAAAACGATTTGCCGTTTGACCTATCTTTTGAAGTTAGGATCCTAATAGACGCGGCCCTGGAGCATTACCAGCACGAAATTAAACGACTAGAAAATAGTTTTCAATGCGACGCAAACTAATTAGATTAGCTGCAATAATATTTTTTATTGCAGTAAGCGTTCCAGTATGTATATTAACCTACACTGGCGCCTTTATACTTTTTTACCTATTTAAAATTTATCACTTTTTAAAACCAACAAAATGAATGAGTATTTAAAAGATCTAGCCGACGGCTTCGGATCAATGAACAAAGTAGAAAACAAAAAAAACGAAAAGCAACCCGATTACCAGGGCTACTTTAAGGCAGACGGCAAATTATTTGAAATTGCTGGCTGGGTAAAGATTAGCAAAGCTAACAACAAGTACCTATCTATTGCAGTAAAGGAGTTTACAGAAAAGCAACCTAATAACGAACTTTAAAAACTACACAAATGGAAATTACAGTTAATTTAGAAAAATGGTTAAGAATAAAGCTAGACAGTAGAGAAGAAAATCTTATTTATGATATATCAACAGAAGAAGTAAGATCTTGGATAGATATATATAATGATTTAATTAAAAGAGGATATACAATAACACAAAATTTAGAAAATGAAAATAGATAAAAACGCCCCAGCTTTTCCAGTTATGCCAGTCCAGGATCAATTTGGCCGCCTAGTGGCACCAATACCAGGCCTAACAAAATATGAACACGTTTTATTGCAGATCCTTTGCGCAAAAGAAAGCCAAAACAATCACAGTAAAATAGGACTGTCAACACTTTTAAGAGAGTGCGAAACACTAGCAAACGAATATTTTTTAACCCTAGAAAAAATAGAAAATGAAAAAGAAGCAAACCCAGTTATTTCAATTAACTAACAACCAGCAAGCTGTAATAGCCCTAATTATTGCAGCTGTATTAACCGCTTTTTTACAAAGGATCTAATGATAGACGGACAAAACAAAATAACCTTAGAAGAAAAACTAGCACAGCGAAAATACAAGCCCGATTTCATACCCCCCCCAAGCCAGGTAATATTCACTATTGACGATAAACCCATTGGAACGATCCAAAATTTTATCGTTTTTAGTGGATTGCCTAAGGCGGGCAAAAGTACATTTTTAGCCGCTGCAATAGCTTCTGCATTTCAACCTGGTGATGTGTTTGGAATGAAAGTGCACTTCCCAGAAGGAAGGCGCAGAATAGCTTATTTTGATACTGAAAGCAGCGATTTTGATTTTTACAGACAAGTTAATAAAATAAAGCATTTCGCTAATTTAAACAACCTACCTACCTGGGCGGACTGTTTTACAGTGCGTGAGGACGGCCCAAGCGAAATAAGGGCCTTAATCGTTAATTATTTAGAAAATAACCCAGATTGCCCGATCGTAATTATTGACGGCCTTTTAGATCTTATTTTTGACTATAACAGCGAAATAGAAAGCCGCAAGCTGGTGAACTGGTTTAAAAAACTTACTAAGATTTACAACTGTCTATTTGTGGGCGTACTTCACCAGGGCAAAGGCCTGGGCGCACAGACACTAGGGCACTTAGGATCAAATTGTGATCGCTGGGCTTCAAGCACCTTAGAAATAATTAAAGACAAAGACAAAAAAACCTTTACATTACAGCCGAGGTTTTTACGATCCAGTGAAGATTTTGAGCCAGTGGTGCTTATGAACATTGGCGGCAACTGGCAGCAAATATCTATTGAAGGTGAAAGCAAAAAGCCTGAAATAAAGCACCCAAAACAATTTACTGAACTTGATCATAAAAATATAATAAACGTACTTCTTACATATCCAGTAAGCTACAAAGATTTAATTGCTGATATTATGGAGCAAAACGCAAAGGGTACTAACTGGGCCAAACAATTATGCAAAATTTGGATAGACAAAAAATTTATTTACAAAAACGATCAAAACCTATATGAAAAAAGATACTAAACGCTTTATAGCTTATATGTTAATGCACAAATATTTTAAGCTAGTAAAGAAGGGCGCAAACTGGCGCATTGAATACAACGGCGTTTTATTACAGCCAGACGACATTGAATTTTTAAAGTTAATTGCAAAAAAAAGCGGCCAAAAATTTGACCGCCTGGACAAAACAGTTAACCCTAATTAACCGCTTATTTTCCTTTCGAAACAAAGATAATAAAAAATGGAATATTATACAGCAATTATTTTTTTTGAGGATCACAAAGAAATAACACCAAAAAAATATCGGAATATTAACCGAGTAGAAAATTTTATTGAGTTTGCCCGAAAAGTTGGCGGACATTATGTAAATTTATACGAGAAACGTACGAAAAAATTTTATTGCCGCGTCTGGTTGAACAATTAAAATAAAGACAGCAACCCAGCACGCCGCCAAAATACCAGCCTAGCGCTGGTTTTTTTGTGCCTGGTATGTATCGCTTAAAAAGTGGTTTAAATTAAAGGTGAAAAGAAAATAATTTAAACTGGTTTAAGTGGTTTAAAATAGGTGGTTTAATTTTTATCTTTGCTAGCCCAGGCGTACGCAAAGATAATAAATTTTAAACTAAAAGTTTAACCAACGAACACTATTTTTAAAAAAAAGTTTTTTTGTTTGAAAATCGAACAATTTTTCGTAACTTTGTAAGGTATGGCAGCAAAAAAATGGCTGGCGGCCCTAGTGGGTGCAGCAGCAGTTTACTGGGTTTACAG